AAATTCTTCGCTGTCGCTTCTCCGTCTTCAGTGACGCGATTCGCGCCAGGCATGTTCATGAGCGCCATCAGCACGGTTTCTTTGTATTCGAAACCAAGTTCTTGCGCGATACGAATGCTATCCTGCTCCAGCGGAAGATACTTCTTTCCCACTTTTAAGTCAGCAATGTTCCACAACAAATACCGTTTGTGATTCAGGAAGTCGTATGCATTCTGCAACGTTGGTCGCAAGAACCCATCACGCCACAAATCATATGACGTGTATTTCTTATAGCTCTGGTTCTCGTCTTCACTGTACGCTTCTCGATTGAAATATGGAGGGCTAGAAAAAACCAGATCACCTGTGCCTTTGAACTTCTGAAAATCCGCAGTCGTGTGAAACAACTCACTCCCCAACTGATGCACGGTATGTGCATGCGGTTCATCGAATAACGAGTTTTCAAACCGAATGTGATTGTAGCGTTCTGCAATCGTGCTGTAGATACTCGTGGTCTTCGTATAGAATGCAGGATTCGGATCAGTGCCAATGTAGCGTAGTTGCTGCATGGCACCTGACGGTAGTTGTCGATTATACGACATCGCACCAATGAGACGCCCGGCCCAACCGGATGACGGATCCCATATCGTCACAGAAGGCGCAGTAACGTGCTGCAAAAACGTTTCGTATAACAACTTCGCTGTCAGCGGAGGAAAATTGACCGCATACTGACACATAGAAATACGGAAGCTGCGAAACAGATTGGGAAACAGCCGCTGCCCCTTCTCGTAGATGCGCAGATGAAACTCATACTCGTCGTTGCGATGCTTTGCTAACACATTGCGATACGCGGTTGATGGTAACAACTGCTCAGCTTCAACACGTTGCAATTCCGCATACGTCAGCGTCATGAGTTCACTGGTGCGCATCTTATCGTTGTAGCCTGTGTATTGCTGTTCACGGCGCGCTAACGGTTTCGCCTCCAGTAACAATTCTTGCTCACCATACGCCCGCTCATGTGCAGCAAATTGATCAATGAACGTATATGCATTGCGCGGTTGAATTTCTGGGCGATGTCGAAGCGTATCTCCACTCACGACTGTTACTGCAAACATGTAGAAGCTATCACGCAGAAAGTGTCGGCGTGCGTAGGGCAGGTATCGCTGAAACAGTTCTGGCTTCGCGAAGAAGTCATAGATGCTGCGGCCATCATCCTTCTCTGTATAGTTGATGCGCACTCGATACATGTTTCCGGCATGCCACGCATTCACGGCACTGCCAAGACTGACATGCGTATTGTGGATCACACGTCGATTCGACAGCGTATCCTGCTTCCACATCTTCTGCACATCGAACCCTGCTAACTGCACAAACTCATCATCGATTTCTTGCTCTGACCATCCACGTCGCGGCGGCAAGTTTTCGTCATTCCAATATGATAAGAATGACTGACGCATGTGCACGACATACGCCTCAAACTCCGCATCCGTCATCGCAAGAATTTCGTCAAACGTGCGATTGACGGTCAAGTCATCTAATAATGGATGGATCCGCGCAATCGGAAATGGTTCACGCTTTGTCATTACGCCCGCAGACATGAGAATCCTCGTTCCTTCACAAAGTGCAATACATGGTGAAATTTATCGATCATTTGATCTTTATGTGAAATCACAAAAACGTTGGCCTTTTCAAGCGTCTGAATAATCTTCAAAAACTCATCGGTGCCATTTCCATCCAACGAGCTATCGAACACCTCATCAAGCACTAGCAAGTTACATGAGGCATTGTTCTTAAGTTGTGCAATTGCTCGCCACGTCAGCAATAACGCCAAATCGATACGCTTCTTCTCACCTTCACTAAACGAATCGTAGGTAAAGTCGTCACGATGCCGTGATTGCATGTGCTCTTCAAATTCCGCATCCAATGTAAAGTAAATCGGAAAATCCATGGCCGTCAAATACGTGTTGATCTGCTTATTGATGATCGGCAAATAGTGGTTGATGATGCGCGATTTGATACCGCTATCCTTGAGCAGCGCATTCGCGACATCCAAGACACTCTTGCGTCGTGCAGCATCCGTATGCGTTGTAATCACATCCTGCAATCGTCGTTGAATATCTTCGGCATCAACACCAATCGCGGGTTTGGGTTCTAATGCTTTCACGCGTTCTTTTGTCAATTGTCGTACACGCTGCTCATATAACGGTTGCTGCGCATGAAGCGTATGCTGTTCCTGCGAGAGCGCGTGTGCGTCGGCCAACGCGGTTTGATACTCATCAATCTTTTTGGTGTATCGCGTATGCAGTGTTTGACATTGCGCCATCGCTACCGTCAAACTGGCATGTTTTTCTTCCAACGTCGTAAATTTCTGTTGCTTGAATATTTCGGTAATCATTTGCGCACATGTCGGGCATGTATCATGCGCCTCATAGAACTCATGTTCTTTCTGAAGCTTCTTTTCTTTCGTCACCATCGCTTTCAATGTTTGTGCATACTCTGTGACTTTTCGTTCCGCTTCCTCACATGCGGTGCGAATTTCATCATAGGTGCGAATCGCCGTTTCTAATTCTGCAATGCGATCTCGCGTACGCTGCATCGTCGTCTGCGTCTCTGCTAACTGCTGGTCGATGAGCGCGACAGTATGCTCTTGCTCATCCGTCACGTGCGCGGTGAACGTTTCTGCCATCCGTTTTTGTTCTTCAAGCAATGTACGCTGCTGCGTTAATTGCTCGATCTGCGACTTCACATTCGCGAGTTCATCTTTCGTCAGCACACTCATGGTGCTGAAGATCTCAATATCCAATAATGATTCTACAATCTCACGCCGAGCGGCAGATGTCAAGCGCATGAACGGCACATACGATGCGCTTCCAAGTACGACGATCTGCATGAAGCTCTTGTAATGCATGCCAAGAATATGCTCTTCCAGCATCGTCTGATAATCCGATAGTGATGCTGGCGGGGGGATCAATTCTTGATCGCGATAGATTTCAAACACATTCGGTTTGATACCACGTTTGATGTAATACGCATGCTCATTATGTCGAAACCAGAGTTCGACGAGTGCATCGCGGCCATTGATTGCATTGATCAGTGTCGGTTTGTTGATGTTGCGTAGGGCACGACCAAACAACGCAAAGCACACCGCTTCCGTCATCGTCGATTTCCCTGCACCATTTCGACCGATAATCAACGTTGTGGCATGTTGATTCAGCGCAATGTCAATAGGCACATTGCCTGTCGCAAGGAAATTTTGATAGCGTACGCGCTCAAAAATAATCATAGATTAGATTCGCACCGATTGACTCTGTGTCAACGCCTCACGATACGTATTTTGTAGATACGTCTGAAGCTCCATTTTATCACAAGTGACGGATAAGTCTGACACATATTCTGTCATCAAGGAGAGTGTATCGATGTCTGCGGATGCTGTATGTTCTGCCTCCGGGTCATCAATGTGCGCTTGCTGCACGTCATCGACCACAATCACATCCTGCGCATTGACTTTTGCCAATGCATCCATCAGCAAATCAAACCAGTATGGTTGCGTTTTGGTTTTGACGATCACTTTGACATACGCATTCGCATACGGTGACTGTGCGGTCGTGACGTCTGCCAATATCTGCTCAATATACGAAGGTGGCTGATCGGCATCGTCATACACCAATCGCGCAAACATACTATACGGATTCTCAATAAACGTCAATTCGTGTGTGTCGGTATCCAACAAATGAAACCCGCGAGGATCGCGATAGTCGCTCCAGACCATCGCATAGGGTGCACCGAGATAGTGAATCGGGCCATTCGACGAACGATGATGAAAGTGCCCTGACATGACGAGTTTGAAACGATCAAACAAGTTTGGCGACAGACCCTCATGATTTGGCATACCACGATACATTTGAAACCCGCTGATTTCCAAATGCCCTAACACGATGGCACAGCGAGAGTGTTCAATATATTTCATCGATGCCGCACGATTGCTATCGCAGACCCACGGTAATAACAAAATATCCGTATTCGCAATACTAATCTCTGTCGGTTCACTATGAATGACGAGAGAGGGATCATGACGATACAACTCTTCTACAGAATTGATGTGTGTGCTATCGCGAAGAAAGCAATCGTGATTGCCAATGATGACGTGCTCAATGATGTTTCGCTGTCGTAGCGGTGCGCGATAGGCCTGCTCAATGAACCGAGCAGTGGAGAAGTTTACAAACTTGCGACGATCACCATAGTCGCCGCCATGCAATACATGCGTCACATGATGAGTATCCAGTGCCGGAAAAAAGACATCATTCAAAAATTTGTGTTGCCATTCAAGAACAACAGCACTGTCGTTCCGCACACCGAAGTGACTATCAGATATTACCGCTATCTTTGCCATATTATTCAATCGCCATTTTTGATTTGCGTGTCTTCTTTCGGCTGGTTTTTTGTTTCATCTCACGACGACGTTCGCGACGTTTGTCGTGATACTCATCAAATCGTTGAATAAACTCTTGCACATTCTCATACGACAGCATCTCCGTATCGACGTGAAAGTGGCCACTACCATCCGGAGACGTTTGCGTATCCCCCGAAATGATCGCGTCTTCCATCAAACGATACTTGAGATAGGTGTGCTTGCGTTCTCGCTGAATGCGCCGCACAAACGCATAGTAGATCACAGAGGTGAAATATCCAAAAGGATTTTTGGATTTGCGTGGATTGAAATTGTGCATATACATCAGACAATTTTCCACGCCATCCGAGATCATATCTTCACGAAACGTGTAGTTGATAAAGTTGGGTCGATACGACAGATGTGTCGCAATGCGTAAGAAACATTCACCAACAAATTCTGGAATGGGCGGCACACGTCGATTCAACTGTTTTGCTTTTCGACACGCACGGCGATAATCACGTAACGCCGCTAAAAATGCTTTATTATCGACGTAATGTTCGGCACTAGACGACATGTCACCTCCATAGTTTTTACATTATACTACATGCATGACAACCGCACAAATAAGGGGAGTTGACAGCATTACATATTCATGATAAACTAAACGTGAGCAAAGAGAGAGAAAAAAAATACTATATTCTTATAGTATCTAGTACTTAGAATCTTATCAAATCTATAACTTAAGTAACTTAAGTATCCGTAGGCATTTTCAGGCATCGATACCAATCTTCCAACGACATTTCATGCATGGAAAATGGAAAGTGCTCACTGGTGTAATATTGTACACGTTGTTCGGCATGTCGGAATGTATGATTGACAGAGGCACCCACACGAAGATCATCCACAAAGTCAATCAATTTGGCATGCGTCTTTCCTTCCGCCAATCGTAATCCACGGCCAATTGACTGCAACACACGAATCTTAGACTTCGATGGGGATGCGAACACTAAGGCATCCAAATTGGGAATATTCACACCAGTAGACATAGTACCGTATGATGCCACAATAATATGATCGCGACCCTCCGTCACCAATTGCCGAATGCGTTCTCGCTCATCAGCCGCAATGTCTCCGGAGATGAAATGCACATTCCGATGAGATGCTAAGTTGCAAATTGCGGCATGCAACGGTTTTCCGTGTTTTTCCACATAGTTAAAAAGCACCAGCACATTTCCACGCGTGGATGCCGCCAATTGAGCTACAATCTGAAGACGCACGGGATGCTGTACCAAAAACTCCACTTCATCTTGATAGATTGCTCGACGTAGATTCCGACACTCATCTTTCGGGTATTTGAGCACACACATTTTCACCTGAAGCGGCGTCAGATGCTGTTGTTCCATGAGTTGTTTGGTAGTCGTGACGCGCACCACATCACCAAACAAACCTTCAAGAATCAGTCGATGCGCTTGTGTGTCGTCAAGCGTGCCCGTAAATCCAAAGCGGTTTGCAATTGAGACGCACTTTTCTAGCAAGCCCGTCAGTGACTTGGCCTTCGCAAGATGCACTTCATCGACAATGATCGTTCCAAACTGTTCAAAGTATTCTGGAGGCATCTCATAGATTGACTGCCATGTTGAAACCACGACAGGTGCATTAATGTCTTTCTCACGACCAGCTTGAATGGTTTGAATAAAATCTGCATTGAACCCGTACGACACAAAGTCTGATGCCATCTGCGACACCAGACTTGTGGTTGGCACCACGATCAAGGTACGCTGTTGCAACAAACACGTGAGCAAGTAAATGATCAATGATTTACCACTGCCAGTAGGAGAAAGAACGATTCCACGTTGTTGTGTGAGCATCGCGACAATCGCGTCATGTTGATATGAGCGCAGTTCGTGAGGCAGTTTTCGTGCTGCGCGTTCCAGACGCGGTATCAGCGATGACGTATCCACTACAGCAGGCGGTATCAGATTGGTAACAGGATATTGACGTTGTGCGGCAAACTCTAAGACACGGGCCAGCAATCCTCGATAGATAAGGTGCCCGCGAAGTTTGAAGAGGTGAATTTTTCCCGACCAATGCCGTTTACGAAACTGCGGCATGAACTTTGCTGACTGCACATCGAATGCGAAGTAATCATGCAGTTCTCGTGCTACATGATCGTCGCATTCGATTCGCATCCAGACATGGTCAATAGGCACAAGAGTCATGTGCCTATTTAGAGGATTAGAGCACGCCGTTACGGAAACGTAAGAAGTCGATGCAGTTTTTCACATGGTAGTTGCGTTGGTTGATTTGCTTCAACACATCTTCAAGAAACTTGAGGATTTCTTCAAGCAGTGCTTTCTTTTTTAACGCGGTTTGAATATCCGGATCGCCTTCGATATAGACATCCACGTTTTGTGAGAGGATTTTCAGAGGCAGAGGATCCCATCCCAGTCTGACACGTTCCACATCATCCATCTTGCCTAAAAAGTATTCCCACTTCTGTCGATAGAGTAGTTTGTATTCACTATCGACCATGCGATAGCGCAGACGTTCGTGTGAGTAATACTTCCACCATTTTGCATGCAGCAACGGCACATTACGCGCCGCTTCATCAAGGGCAGATAAGTCGAGATCCGCATCATTCCGCCATTCATTCAAATAGTCATCAAGCGTCATGCGGATATGATACTACATGTTTACTCTGTATGCAAGCGAATATCGAAATTGGAACATGCAAAAGAGCATGTTGTCGTGAGCAACGGCGGTTCACTGTCGGTGGTTTCAAATGAGACGGCCGATAACTCAAAGGGGAAAATGTCATCATAATGAATTTCGGCAATGATCGCACTCGTATCTGGCGTCAGCACCTGTAGTGTGGCATGTGTTTTTTCCAGCATGATCGCTTTCGGTCGTACTGCTCCTACTAATGATTCTTGCTTGGCGCGAAACTGTACAACTTCTTCAAACGAATGCGGAAATCCGTATCCCTTCATCCAATAGTACAGACTGAAGTAGTTCTTGAAATGTGCATCGATGATATACTTGACTTCAAATGTGCTGTAGGAGAGATGATCGCCCGTATGGTGTACGGTGGAGAAGGGGTTGTGTTGCAACACCATACCTGACGTCACACTAGGCAATTGCACTGACTGGATGAAAAACGACAAGTCTGGCAGTCTATCAATCGTGAACCGAAAGTGATTGCCGTAGAGGCCGTTTGTGGCCTGCTGAAAGAGTGACGGCGTGTAGTCTTGTGGAAGTTCCATATCAAGTATTTAGGAGTGCGTTGGCGAACAAAATAAACGGATTGTGTTACTGAAAGGTAAAGGTATCTAAATACATGCATGGATTACACACGCATTTACCATCAAATTGTAGAACGAGCAAAGACACGCGTGCTTCAAGGATACCACGAGAAGCATCATATTGTGCCAAAAGCTTTGGGAGGCACCGACGATGCGAATAATCTTGTCTGTCTCACACCCAAAGAACATTTTGTGTGTCATTTGTGTTTGGTGCGCATGTCTACTGGAGTAGCAAAAGCGCGTATGTCACTTGCCGCCAAACGACTGATTGACAGCCGCAATCCTGCATACGCACATGTGCGAATAACAGGTCGTCTCTATGCGTCTTTACGCGAAACTATTGCGGCAGAGACGAGAGTGCGCATGTCTGCGGTCAATAAGGGAGTACCTAAAAGTGCGGAATGGAAACGGCAGATGTCGGAGCGAATGAAGGGAAATTCACACGCAAAAGGAACAAAACACACTCCTCGTTCAGAAAAAACGCGAGAACTTCTTAGTCAGCGTGCAAAAGAACGGGCCGCAAATGGGCGACATCCGATGGCTGGGCGTTCACATTCGAAAGAAACTCGGGAAAAAATATCTCAGGCGAAACGTGGAAAGAAGATGAAGCCTGAACATGTAGAGGCGATGAGGCAACGAATGACTGGAAAAAAACGAGGTGTGTATCGGGATGTTCACGTAACCTGCCATCCAGAACGACCGCATTTAGCTAAAGGATTATGTAGTGCATGTTATTGGAAAACATGGAGGAAAAAGAAAACCGCCGTGGAGTCTGAATAAACTCCACGGCGGCCATGTTACGCGTACACTATCAAAGTGTACACTTTTTACTACATTAGATTTCTTACGTTGACCAGCCGATAGTACTGATTCGAACGTGACACAATCGAACCATCCGAAGTGCCGTCAGCGTTGCTGAACGGATTCGCAACCACGCCGTAGCGGGTCTGGAAGCCGATCTTCGGCTGGAAGCTGTTCGGATCCTGTGCGCGGAGCATCTGCAGCGGCACGTACGGGCAGTAGAACAAACCTGCATCATACGGGCTGTTACCGCGATAGCCCACCACGAAGTGCTGAGCATCGTTCACAGGTGCGTACGGATCGATGTAGACCTTGTAGCGACCCTGCAGAGTACCGACATAGGTCGAACCCGTGTCGTCCACCGACAGCTTGGCGTCATACGCACTGTCGTAGCTCAGGAAATCCGCAGCAGCGAGGGCACTCGCGACGTCTGACGAGCAGAGCACGATGTTACCCTTGCCACGACGGGTGGCCTTTGCGATTGCGTTGGCATCGCGCTCGATCTGGAAGAACAGACCCTTGAACCGCTCAACCATCCAGCGGCCATCCGAATCCGTATCGAGGTCGAACACGCCCGCGGTCGCAACGTTGTTGTTTGCGCCAGCAACGGCACCGAAGTAGATCGTGCGGATGATCTCACGGTTGATTTCCGCGAGGATTTCCGCCGATAGAATGTTCGCAAGCTCAGTCTCAGCATCCAGACCATGAACCGCCTTCAGATCCTGAGCGATTTCGATGGTGTATTCTGCCTTCAGCTTACGGGTCTTTGCAGTCACCGTCACCTTGTCGATGGAGAATGCCATCTCGGGGATTGCGGTGTTGCCTGAGGTACCAAGACCTTCACCCACGAGCGTTGACATACCACCGGCGTAGGTATAGTTGGTGCTGTTCGACAGCGCCGACGAGTTACCTGACGGCAGTGTGCCTGTCTGTGATGCAGGGCTACCGAGGCCTGCTGACGCGAACGCAGTGTTCGCCTCATAGAACAGAGCTTCATCGCCACCCTGTGACGAGTACTTCGACTTCATTGCGAAGATCAGACCCGTCGGGCCCGTCATCGGCTGCACGCCGCACAGATCGTACGCGATCAGATTCGGCATTGCACGGCGAATCAGGGAGATCAGGATCGGATCAAAACCCTTAAGGTTCGTCGCACTCGGAAACGCACCCGACTGGTTCGCGGGAGCATCTTCGTTGATCTGCTGAGCCTTCGCCATTTCGCGGGCGGTGTTCTCCAGCATCATCGTGGTGACCTTCTTCTTCCACGACTCCTTGATTTCGGGCAGATCGGGGTGATTGATCACCTTCGACCACTTGTTCTTAACGTCTTCTGACAGAAAATCGGCCATTGTAGTTAACTCCTAAAAAGCGTGTCTATGACATCGCGTGAAAACTATTTAGTAAAATCCAACTGTTACCAGTTTGACTTCACCTGACGAGAGATCGCGTCTGCCACCGCATCCGCTTCGCTCTTCACCTTGGTAGTATTCTCACTAACCACCTGCACATTTTCCTCAGGCAGTCGGTCCATCTTTGTTTCCTTTGCACCGAAGTAACTTTCCTTCAACATCCCCAACTTCTCACGGAAGTCTTTCGCATCCACATAATCAGTGTTTTCAGCGAGCTTAGCCAGCTTCGCCGCTTGTGTTTCACTCATATTACGAGCAAACTCCGCAACAATACGCTTCTTGTTTGCGGCTTCTGCCAACCGACGCAACTTCAAGTTCTTCGTGTGTTCTTCGTTCAGCTTTGTTTCCAGAGCTTCAACACGCGAAGTCAACGTCTCGACCACATCAACCTTGCTTTCCGGCACGTCAATGTAGCTTTCCTTGAACAGTGACTGAAGACCATTCAAGAAATTTTCCGCGAGTTCTGTACGCAGGTTCTTGCGCACGTTCACGCGATTCTCTTCCATCCACGTCTCGACCACCACCGACAGGTAGGTGTTCAGACGATCCGTGAGCTTCTGTTCCGCAACCGCGAGCTTCTGCGAGTAGCGAGCCTTGTAGTGCTCGTTCAACTTCGTGCTCACCTGCTTGGTGGTATCCTTGATGGCGCTCTCGAAGATTGCGGCCACGCGCTTTTGCTGTGACGCATCGAATCCGGCGCTCTCGAAGATGTTTGCTTTTGGCATCTTGACGCGAATGGAGACTGACTCTTCGACCTTCTTCTCGTCGTCGTCTTCCTCGTCCATCTTCTTCTCGTCGTCGGCTTCCTCATCCATCTTCTTCTCGTCGTCAGCATCCGCATCCGCACTCTCGTGCACGTCGTCTGCCTTCTTCTCGTCGTCGGCCTCTTCAGCGATCTTCTTTTCGTCGTCGTCGGCTTCTTCGTCGACCTTCACGTCAACTTTCGCCGGCTCGTCTTCCATCGCTTCGTCGAGCGCCTTGTCGAGATCGTCAACCTCTTCGGCCTTGACCTCGTCGTCGCCAAACGCCACTTCCACTTCCTTCTCGTCGTCTTCCACAACGCCCTTCAGGTGTGAAGGCTCTGCGGCCACTGAACGTGGAATGGATGTATCCTGCCCTTTGACACCCTTCGCGGCGTCAATCTTAGCAGCATTGGGTTCTGTCTCAGGTGTTGTGCCGCCCAGATCGTCGAACGACGCGCCACCAAGATGTGACGGCTCTTGATTGCGATGCTGCAACTGAGCCGCTGAAACGGGATTGACTAACTCGCTCATTGGGTATCTCCTCTAACTGTTCTGTGGAATTCAAATGAACCACAGATTTTATTTAGTAAAACGCAGTTCTATGAAATAGTTGTACCTTGACGTAATGCCTTCATAAACGATTCGAACACCGCACTTTCAATGTGCTTGCGCTGCGGCACCGTTTTCACCGAGGCGGCATGCAACTGCCGCTCTAACCGTTCAACGGCTGCCGGTGAGAGCACGCCGTTATCCCACACCCATTCACGCTGTTCACGTAAACCGTGTACAAACGCTTCAGGAGCACTTGGGTCTGCAACGATGTCTGCTGCGGTAGCGAGATAGAAGTCTTCTCCTACGACCGCTGCGTCGTCATTATCGTGCAATGACCCGACACCGCGTGACGACACACCAAACTTGACACCTTCGTCGATGAACGACTTGACGATTTTGCCGTATGGGGTATCCATGATCTTCGCACGCCCAACGAAATCGGTGCCGTTTGGCACCAACTTGGTGATCATGTGCGACACTCGATCCAGATTGATGTGTGGAGAATCAGGATGCCCCAACTCGCCAAGTGCACGATTCTGCTGCACGTATTCGCGGTTATAGCGTTCGACTTCACGCTCTAGCACCGCATAGGGATAAATGCGACCGTTGCGATTTTTGACTTCTGACTGAAGAAAAACGCCTTCAATCTGATAGTTTTTCGAACCGTTGTCGACCGCTTCAATCAGCGGGGTGACACGTTCGAACACTTCGGTAATGAATTTCATGAGTGTTTTCCTAGAAAAAGAAAATCGTTACTTCTTCCACGACTCATCTTTGGCTTGATATCCCGCATCAACCGACTTAAAGAATTCGTTTTTCTTGTCATCCGGAATATCCGCAGGCGAGTCATAGCCGTGCTTCTTCAGCATGCCACGAAAGTATTCTTGATACTTGATGTCATCGGCTGAAGCCGATGCATCGGCTTCTTCCTTGAAAATCGTCTGACGTTCTGATGCCAAACGATCCGCAACCTTCTGCTGCATAATCTCTGCAAACACTTGATTTGCGTTCGACCACGAGGCCGACTTGACGTTCTGAATGAGTTGTGAAAGTGAATTCATGATGCTTCCTCTATTAGTATCCGGGTACGGCAACAAATCCCGCAGTCTTGCGGAATTCCGTGATCACGGTGTATGACAGTGCTGTACCTAATGTACCATCGTTATATGTGCTGATGTAAAAATTTCCAGTCGGGTTGAGCACGGGATTATCGAGTTGTGCAGGTAGCGCATTCTTGCCAAAATATCCGGAACCGGATAAGAGCATTGACGGAGCAACATACGCAGTTGAGTTCGCATAGGCGCCACCGAACCCTAATTCTACCGTCATACCCGCACTGATGGAATACCACACACTTGTGATATCCAAGTTTCTTGCTGGCGTGACAAATGCGCTCGAACTCTTGGAATTACAGGTGCCCAATGTAGTATTGCCAAACGTAAACGTCAGCACTTCATTATCCGCAAATGCGGTGTTTCCTGTCAGGGCAGTGATTACTGCGGTGTTGACGGCTTTGTTCCATTCCGATACGATTGCATGCGCATTGCTGGTGGTACCCACAACAACGGCACCGGGTTGAACATACACATTGCTGTTTGCGACCACCAATGAATATGCCCGAGCCGCAAGAGTAGACACATTGATCTTTAGTGAATCCGTCTCGTTCGCCCCGTTACTGGTGTAATACAAAAAACGAGCGACGAGTCGTGACGACGTGTCGATGAGAATTTGAACGTTTGCGGTTCCTGATGAGATGGCCATAGTTGGTATTATTTAGTATTTGCAGTCGTCTTCGATGCTGGAGGTACAACATCCGATTTCGCTGCCGGGTTAATCTGTACCGTATTGTCGCGAGTTTCCGAACTGCTATCGGTATCGCGCAATGTGGCATCCGCTTCACGATCAAATGATGACGCTTCTGACGACTCATCTGCCATATCCGCTTGCATAGAGGATAGATCATCATCCGTCAGTTTGAACACTTCACGCTGAATGTATTGCTGTGAGAAGTACTTGCCGACAAAAGGTTCCAGTGACGTGGCGAGATTCACGCGAGCCGTCATGATTTCGTTTTCTTTGAGTTCTTCGAAATACATATCTTGCTGCCACTTGTAGCGAATCTGATCCTTAATTTTGTGCCACTCCGCTTCAGTCATGACCTTTTTCAGTCGCAATTGTTTTTCAAGTAGTTGATCAAACAAGTACTGAAATTGGGTTTGTAGACGGTGTACGAACTTACTAAACCGCAATTCGTCGCGAGTGATTTCTGTTGCGCGGCCCAGTTGAAACCCTTGACCGAATTCCGTACGCGTCGGAGGCAATCCCAAAGCGCGGTACAACTTCTTGCGGAAGTAATCGACATCTTCCATCTGCGATAGATTCTGCCCTGCAGGTAGCGTCTGTATTTCGGTACCCTTTCCGCCTTCGCGTCGTGGCAACCAAAAGTCTTCCAGCATCGACATGAACTTGCGGTCGTCGCGAATTTCACCTGTGCCCACATCATAGACCAGCTTATTACGATACCGCTGCATTATGTCGTACAGATATTGTTCCGCTTTTTGCTTGGGAAGATTACCCACGTCAATGTAGAACACACGACGTTCTGGTGCACGGGAGACGCGATACACCACGCATGAGTCTTCAATCATGCGTAGGAGATTGAGCGGCTTGATCGCCTTATGCAACCATGAGAGCACGGTCTTCTTATTGGCGTCGTACAGGCCTGACGGGCAAAACGCTATCGAATCGGTAGTGATACGAATGCCGTTATAATTCAGTAATGCCGCTGTGGGATTTGTGGAACCAGAAATGTTCGAGGGTGCCACAAACCCCATTGGGTTGTAGACGAAGTACTCGCGTACAACTTCTACGATATCAAACTGTCCTTGCTGATGACGCTTGCGCGCCACTTCACGCACTTTTCGAATCGTGCGCGGATCGACAAGGCGTAGTTCTTGAATACCGTCTTGGGGATTCTTTTCGTCGATGACGCAGTGCATATAGAGACGGCCATCCACATACCACTGACGCACAATGCTGTATGCATCGCGGTGGAAGTTCAACATCTTGAGAATGTTGTTAAATTCTGCGTGTAGACGGGCTTCGAATTCTTCTCCCAAATCCACATAATCCAAATTCAGTGAAACGGGAATGCGATCCGCATCCTGCACTACAAGTTCATTGACGATTTGATCGACAGCTTCATCAACTTCAGCCACAATCTGCATTTCTCGATAGCGGTTGATGAGTTGAAAGTCATCAACAACCGTGCCATCAAGATCGAGATAGTATCCAAAGTAGCCACCAGCAGTGCCAAATTGCACATTGAGCGCGCCATCTTGATTATCCGGTGGAACAAAGCTAACGGTATTCGAGGTTGGGGCGACTAATGATGCAGTTGGGGCCGACGACTTACGATTGAAATCAAATTCAAAGCCAAATAAACGTGGCATGTAATCACCTTCTGAGAGGTACCCCGAAGGGTACCTCTCGAATATTATCTCTACTTATCCGACGGTAACGTCGACCGTCAGAGTCGGGTTATCGCGTGTTGGAATCTGACCCGACACTTCCCACCACTGATAGGTGAACTCGCACGTATACGTTTCAATGGAATCATTCGTGCTCCAATCCAGACTAATCGTGCCCAGATTGTTAGGAAACGCACCAATGAAGTTGTAGGTACGAAGACGGTTGCCTTCACGACCGAACTGCGTCAGCGACAGATCGCTCACAAAGTTACCTGACTGAATGCCGCCACGATACTGCGACGTGGCGGAACGATGCCCTGACATACGATCCATCCACTCTTCGAGTGCCTTACGAATCGCAAAATTCTCATCGTTCATCACCGTCACACTCAGCGTCGCAAACGTGCGGTCGCCGAGATAGTTCAGCTTCCGACCAAAATACGAAACGGGAACCGTTCCAATGGTCGAAGCTGGAATTTCCGACACGCTGACCATGAATCGCGATAGCTGTTCCGCGAGACGGCCAGTCGAAACGCTTGCAGGCCAACGAAGTTCCATCTCAAAGAGCGAGGGACGGGCACCGCCGTTGATGAGCGTATTGCGAAACTGATCGAGATTGAATGCCATAACTTGTTATACTCCTTGGCTGTGGAATGCGGTGTAAGTACTTACACCGCCCCCACGACTTCTTGGAACGAAACGCCTGAACGAACCGCCACGAAATTCAACTGAATGAAGTTGATTGAACGTGAAGGCTTCACATAGATGTCACCCACAAACTGATTTGCATCCACCACTGCTGGTGTGTTGTTTGTGGTATCGCACACGACTAAGAAGTCAGTAACGCCGCGGCGTGCTTTCACATCCCGCAGATACGGCTCCACCACATTCCGGAATGCGGAACGCGTGTACTCGTCGTTGAACTCAAAGAGTTGGCTCTTGGCATAGCGTGCAATCGTCTTTTCCAATGCAATGAAGAGACGGCGCACATTGATACGGTCAAACGCACTCGGACGGCTCAGCAACGTCTTATCGCCGTAAAGCACGACGCCCTGTCCGGGGAAGCTCACGACAGGATTGACTCCCACCTTGTAGATGTCGTCGCGGTCGGCTTGCTTCGGATTCCACGCCAACTTCACGACGTTCTTGATATTGCCACGCGTGAACCCTGCGGGTGAGAACCACGGATCGTTGGTCGTATCCGTGCGTGCTGCCAAACCGGCCATGTCGCCGTTGAGCGGCACCCACCGATAAACGTCGTTATACTTGTCGTAGGTGTACTTCCACCCGCTATCCATCACCGCGTAGCTGCTTGAAGGCAGATCGTTACGATCTCCAATCACGTCATCCACTTCGTTGTCTGCGTTGTCGACCACGCTAGCCTTGAGCGGTGAAACGAACACCACGCAATCCTTGCGAACTTCTGCAATGTTGCTGATGAGGTATCCAGCGGTAGCCATTGACGCGGGGCCCGCTGCGAGTAACGAGATGTCGTACTGATCCGCATCTGCGAACAGATCGTACGCAGTCTGCACTTCACCCGCACTGATCACTTCGTTCGCGTCGTTGCCGCCATCAAGCGACTTCGTGTATGGCAATACCGCAGCACCGAACGTCAGACCCGTTGAGGGTGAACCCCAGTTGGTTGTGGTGCCCACGTGACCCATCCACCATACGTATGCAGACTGACGGTTGAGCACGTTTGCGTAGTAGTTGGAATCGCCATTGAGCGTCTTTGCATCCGATGCCTTTGACAGGAACGCAAAACGCTCAAGCACGGTACCGGGAACGCCTGTAAACAGACCGTCTTGGTCGACGACAACCGCGTGCAGTTCATCTGTCGATCCGCTGCGAGCCGTAGCCCAATCACTTGTACCCGGCGCCGCATCAAACAGTGAGTTATATTCCCACTTGCGCGACCAGTTACCTGTCGTGAATGAACCCGTATCGTCTGCAGCTTCTGCGAGCGTCAATGCCGTGTTGCTCGCGACGGATGACACTTGATATGACTTTCCGTTCGCCACAATGTAATCACCAGCAAGCAGTTCGCCGGAAAACAATGTGCCTGAGCCAGACACGCTGGTGCTATCCGCAGTCAGCGAAAGTGTGCCCGTAAGGCCACTGTTGCTAAATGCGCCAGCACTGGGGCACAGACTCACTTTGAGTGAGTTGCCAAGATCGCCCGGCCATTTTGCGGATGCAAGGCCATATCCGGAAGCACCTGACGCGTAGTTGTTGTCGTGATCCGCATCATTCTGCACCAGCACGCCATACGCGGCGACTGTTGCACTTGACACAGCATTCGACAGCGCCGACGTCACCGTCAGCGAGGTGTTGCTGGCAATAGAGTTGACAGTAGCTTCCACGCTACCGGCCAATACGATCTTCTGACCAACTTTCAGTTCTGTCTGAAAGAGTGTCCCGGTGCCTGTCAATGCAGTCGCACTAGAATTCGCAACAGTACCTGTCAGCGTCTTGAATGCGGCAGTTGCATTCAGTGCTCGCGCACTCAGCGCACGCACCACTTTTAACTGGTTGGAATACGACAGAAACGACTGCGCAGTGAACCAGTATTCGTAGACGTTTGTATCTGGTTTGCCAAACTTACGCACCAAGTCTTCTTCCGAACTAACATTGATAACATCGAGGCCTGGGCCCCACTGAAACGGGCCAGCAAAACCACCTGCGGAAAGAGAAACTGCTTGAACGCCAGCGGTCAGATCAATTTCTGAAATGTTGACGCCCGGCGAAACTTGAAATGCCATAGAACATTCTCCTAATATGGAGTAAGTGACTGAAATAAGCCGTTGTTATGCGGCGACATGGTTATTTAGGGATTTACGTTTTCCAGAAATCCGTATCCTCCACCACCGCATATCGTGACGATGTTGCATCTTCCCATGTGACTTCTGGTTGTACATCAAAAAACCCTATAAACGGTTCCTCCAGCGTAACGGGTTCCGCTTGGTTCATGAGCATGCGACGCATCGACAGACCCACATAATTTTCAAATCCACTTTGTGCCGTCAACCATCCGAGAATCACCAGCGTCATCACACAGTCGTCATGTGCGCCTTCTTCCGCTTGATAGGTGCCGCCTTTCGCGACAAATGTCGTGAGTTCTCGAAGTGTTTGGTAATCCGTAATCAGCAATTGATCCCGTTCAATCATCGCACGAAGTTGCGCACACCCAATACGTTTCGTCGCTTGCGTCATGCGCAATCCCATACGCGCTTTGGGATTGAACCCCCCTCCAAGCATTTGCCCTTTTTTGGGATGTGAGCGCACATAGATCATGTTCTCATACTCTAATTCTGTGTGCAGCGAATCCGCGACCGTCAACCCCACGTCATTGATTTCCACGAGCACGAACGCATTGCAATAGTATTGGCCGATTTGTTTGACTAGGGGTGCTAACAACTGCGGTGCCAAATTGTTTCGTCGAAACATCGCGACTTGACGAAACGGCGCGACTGAAATATCGAAGACGCTAATGGCCGCATAGTCTTGTTCGTGCCCTTGCGACGTATCGACAGTCATGACATAGACATGCGCGGGATCCCGTTCGTCAGCGCGAATGGGTTTGACGTAGATCTTGAGATCGCCTCGATCTTCCACAGGCGTCATATACGTCATCTGTGAGAGTTTATAGCCCGGAATCAGCGTGTTTGCGGATCCTTGGAACGAGCATTCAAACTCTTGCTGGAATGCCTGCTCACCAAGATTCTTGCGCATTTCCTCGGCCCATTGCTCGTCGCGACCGGGCACATCACGCCACGTAAACCCAATCGTCTTATAGGTATTACGTTTTTCTTCCGAATCATTCCAAATCTTGTAAAACAGATTGTATCCGTTTGGTGTGCTAATGACGAACAACTTCGTCGTCTTACCAGACGAGATTGCCGGAAACACGGAGGTCATGAACTCACCCGCAATGTTTTCAGGCACGTGCGCAAACTCATCGAGGAACAGAATGTTGAACGTGTCGCCGCGGATGGCGCTGGCACTGGTGCTTTCCGCACGTACGCGGGAGTTGTTCGCGAGCATGATGAGCTTCTGATCCCACTTGAGAATGCCTTGCTTTAGGAAGTTGGGCAGATACTCATACGACTGCTTCAATCGGCGCAACAGCTCAATCGCAGTGTTTTCTTTATTCGCAAGAATGCCAACACTTACATCCGGATGAAAGGTAATGAACCAGAGAAAATATCCACACACCACGACGGTCGATTTTCCCGACTGACGCGCCATCTTGCAGATAACGAATCGGTTGTTTTCGAAGACGTCGATGATGCTCTCTTGGAACGGCCACATCTTGAACGGCACGATACCATGATCGACGTGCACGATCTTAACGTAGTTATTGATGAAGTAGAACGGGTCGTTCGCGCATTTCACATACTCTTCAAGTTCTGCTTGTGTAAGCGAGACTTGTTCGTTGGGAAGCGGCAGGTTGGGGTTCCCGTTATACCCCTTTTCAGAGCGGGTACTCTTAGGCATATGCGTTCACTTACTTAGTGTCTTTTTGGATAGAACGAAGCTCTCGTAACAAATCAGCAGCGCGTCCGACAAACACAGCTTTTTCGATTGTGACGTTGCTTTCGTTTTGATCCGTTTTGACTTCTGTAGAGGCGTCTTTTCGTGCTTTATGCAAATGCACTAGTTCTTTGTTCGCATTGACAATAGCGGTGAGCATCGTGGCGACGACTTCATACGCTCGCGGGCTGTCCCCACTCTGCGCTAACAAAATGGCGCTTTTTGCCGCTTCCTTGACATCATTGATGCTATCGGTGATCGTGGTGCGGGCATATTGAAAATCTTTTTCTAACGCACCATTCGGAGGGGCCTCGACGGGTTCTGCCACCACAAGTTCAGTCGATGTCGTAGTCGCGAGCGCCGTCGATGCATTGGCCACTAACGTGGGTTCGACATCAAATATTTCATCTAATTGTTTCGTCATACCTAATCAGGTTCGTATGTGAAGTCTTCCGTAATCGTCGTATTCGACGTAATCGTTGTTGACGTACTGTTGATCGTCTGATTCGCGGGATCCGCTTGCACCGTGATCGTCACCTTTGGCAGCGTGTTCGCATTCGGTGCTGACAGATCTTCATACGGAGAGTTATACAGATTGACGATGACTTCTTCGATACGCTTACTATCCTTGACTGGGCCATAAAAGAACACCTTCATCGAAAATTCCAGTGTCCAGATAATGACGCGGCGCGTGACAAAATCGCCTTCATAATTATCCGAATGTGACACGCTTTGCAGCGTAATCGGCACCACATCAACAAGATCCGGATAGTTCGCTAACGGTCGAACAGCAATCGTATAATCGGGAGTGAAGAATGGAAGAATCTGTTCAACAATCTGCATACCATCCTGTTGCAGTTTTGTCAAGACGGAAAGCGTCATCGTTAGCGTATACGGCACCCCGACATACAATTTTGCTAACTTATGTTCTTCATTGCTGTTGAACTTGAGATTATTGAGCGTGTTCATCTTCCGCGACGGATCGTATGCGATATTCGACAACTCATACGAAATGCGCGGCACGACTTGTGCCACACCACGCAGAAATTCTGGATCTTGCGTGAGTCGCGTCAACCATCGCTCTTTGGGGCCGTATTCTAACGGCACCTGTTCACGAAACGTCTCGGCGCCGCTTTCATTCTCACGGGTAATCGTGATGCTGTCAAACAGTGACCCAAACGCTAACAGATAGCGACGGAGAAGAAGATGCTTGAAATGCGTGTGCATATGCTAATCGTCTAACATGTGTGTGCCGCGAGTGACAACGACACCCAAGGGATTGCCTTGCAAGAACTCGTTGTCGCTGATCGGATCGTGAATCGTCGGTGCCGTATTCGGTGTGGTATTGCTGACGACCCATGCCGCGTTACTGTTCGCACCACGTACCGTGGTGACATTCGCGAAGGTGCCCGTGATCTGCTGCACCAAGAGCGTGCGCGTATTCGCTGTCCATTGATAGACTTCGCCCGTCGCTGTCGCGGATGCAAGGTTCGCACCTTGATAGGCAGTTTCACCAATCGTGAAGGTACCATTTCCGCCCGCGTTCATGACGAGCGCAATCGTGTATGCATCACGTGAGGCGACAGCATCGACATCAGTATTGCCAGTGTTGACGACTTCGTTCGTGAAGTTCATCATCTCACACCGAAGCTCATAGGTGTAAAGTTTACCTAACTGGAACAGTTCTTCTTTGTTTTCCACAAATCGGATTTCAAACAAATACCGATTTGTCGGCGTCATCTGAATATAGATAAGATCATTTTCGCGAGGTCGCACAATCGTTGCATCACCTGCCGTCACCGTATTTGCAAACCGTCGCTGCGACACAACGAGTGTGATCTGATCTTCGATGTGTAACCCGAATTTGCTGATGAACTCAGATTGACCCGTAAATGCTTCGTACGACTTGACGTACATCTCGACTTCAATCGCATCTTGAAAGTTCGCTAGTGGATCTTCGCCCAGAAACGCATCGATGTTGCCTTCAGAACGCGGCAAGTAGTAGACGTTGTGGCCGTAGATCTGAATGGATTCATCAATCAGATCGGCGACCAAATTTTGCTCTGTAGCAAATGTCGTCTGATTAAAATAGGGATTGATCATGACGGTTTAGCCAACAATAAACTGCGGCGGTTCCTGAAACTCTGTGCGCACTTGTTCTTCCAAATCGCGAATTTCCTGTTGCGCTTCTGACAGAATCGCACGACCGTCAAGATTCACTCCGCCGGGTAATGCGATGCCCGTGTACTTGGAAAGATTCAACCCCCATTGACGCTTGATCAAGGATGTGGCATACCGCTGCAACCACCGATCACTCCATACATCGGTATACGCTGCGGGGTCGATGGTGCGATACCCTTCAAGCACAATGTGCTGACCGGGCGCGAATGTTGCATACCAGTTCACATCGACGTAGAGACGATTCATGTGTCGTGAGAAGCGCACCGATGGCCGACCACGGAATGTGTCGTTCAGCAACTGCTGATACGAACGACCAATGTGATACGGGATGATTGAATTGGAGGTGAAGTTCGACAACAGCGAGATATTGAACTGCGACTGCGGGTCGAACAGAATATCCGCAGAGATGCGCGAATCGAACGGGGGAAATACCTTTGTAATGCCAATCACCGAATCGACAACGGGAAACCATTTGTTGTCCATGTCGCCAAACGTCACACCGTTGGCTGCCACAGTACCAGTCGCGCCCGATTGCTTGCCCAGAACAACTTCTCCCGCCACAAACGTCTTGCGAGCGGTATCACTGTAACTATCTGTGGTCGCAGCGCCGGTATTGGATGAGGCGACCGTAAAGAAAATAATGGAAGTTGAATTGACGGTACGCGTGACGATGCCTTGCACGTTTGACGTTTGACCGACAATCATTTCACTATTGGTAAAGGTTCCCGTGGTCGCTCCGGTAAACAGTAGTGTGCTGCCCGTTATCTCATGGCGCATATACGTCTTGACCACCGCATCCATGTGATACTGCTGATAGACGTATAGCGACTCATCGATGCGATCTTCCACTTGCGCATCAGAGACGTTGATCTGAAGTACACCATCGCCAAGAGCGCGAAGGCAATACGATTTGAAATCGTTACGTGTAGTTGGAATGGCCATAAAAGGTTACGAAGCCCATTTATTGGTACCGACAGGCAGCACGAGGCGGCCTCCGGTGCTATCGAAACGTGCAATCGCATTGACACTGACATTCGCTCGCAAATCCGCGGCCCCCAATACGGCGAGTGTGCTATTGAGTGTGGTGGCGCCTGTGACCCCGAATGTACTCAGCGCATTGACTGCGCCTGTCACGCCCAAGGTACTCAGCGCATTGACTGCGCCTGTCACACCGAAAGTGCTCAATGCATTCACCGCGCCGGTCACGGATGCGGTATTGCTGAACGTGGCCGCCCCGGTAATACTTGCGGTTCCACCTATCGTCACATTACCGAATAGCGAATTGCCTACGACGTGTAACGGAGATGTGGGTGAACTGATATTCACGCCGACACGGTTGTTGACGGTATCGACAAACAAGACGTTGCTATCAACCGCGACGTTACTGGTAAATGACGCCACACCCGTCACATTGACGGTATCACTGAATGTGGCGGCGCCAGACACAGATAATGTCGTGCTGGTGCCTGCAGGTGCCGCCAATAACCGCCAACGACCTGTGGCTGTGGTGTACAATAGCGGAATTGAACCACCGGGTGGCACGTCAACATCTTGGTTGGAGACAGTCTTGAATCGGTTCAGGGCGCTCGATGACGGGTCTTCACTCTTGAGCGTAATCTTATAGGAACCGGATAGGTTCTGAAGGTATAGTACTTTAGCACCGATAGACAGGTTTGTGGGAGCGACAATACCCGTCAGAATAATATTCTGCGTATCTGGATTCAAGTGCACGACTTGTGCATCGTGTAACCCGCTTGGGTTGTAGTTGTCGTACTGTGGAGACGACACGGTAGCCGCAATAACTGCTCCACTTTCGCTGAACAGAATTGACCGCATGTAGGCGGTGTTCGATGCCACCAGATTGTTCGCAACGGAAACGTTGCTTGCAAATGATGC